TTTTGTTTTTCCTGATCAAGTCTTTGCTTATAAACGAGACAACAAATGGAGGGCTAATGATGGTTTTTGTTTTGTGCAACCGTTACAAGAAGATAATGTGTATAGCATAAACAAAGAAAAAGATTTAATAGGTATACTAACTTACATAGACAAAGGTTTGATTAACTCTGGTTTACAAGAAGGAGACTTAGTTGGTTTTAAACCTAACACAGAATACGAGTTTACTATAGACGGTAAAAAATTATATAGAATCATGAATCACTCAATTACAATTAAATATGAACGTCAAGGAAACGAAAAAGAATATAATCCAAGCTGGTCAGAAAGCTGTTGATGAATTAATAAAAGTTGCTAAAGAACCAATAGTAGATTCTGACGATGATATATCTGCAGATAGATTAAAGAATGCTGCTGCTACAAAAAAGCTAGCAATATTTGATGCTTTTGAAATACTTAATAGAATACAAGAAGAGCAAGACATGCTTGATGGAGTTGTAAAAGAAGAGAAAAAAGAAGAGTCATTTAGCGGTTTTGCAGAAAGAAGATCTAAATAATGTACAAGCAAAGCTTATATAAGGTTATAGAACCTATAAAAATAAATACCATTAAAAGGTTAAATAAATCTAAAAAATGGGAATATGGATATAATAAAGAGCATGATGTTGTAGTTATATCTAAATCTGGTATGATAGGTGAAATATATGAAATACAAAACCTTAAAATAGCTTTACCTAAAACACCAGATAAAATACATAAGTTTGAAAAAGATACTTGGGAAGTAACAGAATATCCAAAAGAATTAAATAGAATAAAAACTATATTTGATTGGAAAGAATATCCTAAAGATTTTAAAAGTAAGTATATAGATTATATAGAAAATGAGTTTACAAAAAGAGAAAATGGTTTCTGGTTTTATAACAAGGGTAATCCTACTTATATTACTGGGACTCATTATATGTACTTGCAGTGGTCCAAAATTGATGTTGGGCACCCAGACTTTAGGGAAGCAAACAGATTATTCTATATATTCTGGGAAGCTTGCAAAGCAGATAACAGATGTTACGGAATGTGCTACCTTAAAAACAGACGTTCTGGGTTTTCCTTTATGGCATCAGGAGAGGTGGTCAATATGGCAACCATATCCTCTGACTCTAGGTTCGGTATACTATCAAAGTCCGGTCCTGATGCTAAAAAAATGTTCACCGATAAGGTGGTACCAATATCGGTTAATTACCCCTTCTTTTTTAAACCAATACAGGACGGTATGGATCGTCCAAAAACCGAGTTGGCCTATCGTGTACCA